TTGAAGAAGAAGATAGTATATTAGAAAATAAACCATTAAAAAGAAAAGATAACACATTTACTGGTTTTGCTGAAAGTAGATCAAAATAATGTATAAACAAACGTTATATAAAATAATTGAACCAATCCGTATAAATACCTTAAAACGATTTAATAAGGGTAAAAAATGGAAGTACGGTTACAACAAAGAACATGATATTGTTGTTATAAGTAAAACCGGTGTGATTGGAGAGATATATGATATTCAAGGATTAAAAGTAGCGTTACCAAAACCCACTAAAATTCATAGTAGATCAAAGAAAAAATCTGAACAATATTGGGAAAGATTTGAAGATAAAAAAGAATTAAAAAATATTAAAACTATATTTGACTGGAGGGCTTATCCTGATAGTGCAAAAGAACAGTGGATAAACTACATCAATGAGGAATTTAATAGAAGAGAAAATGGCTTTTGGTTTAATAATAATGGTGTTCCCACTTATTTACCAGGAACTCATTATATGTACCTTCAATGGTCAAAAATTGATGTGGGTGCTCCGGAATTTAGAGAATCCAATAGATTATTCTTTTTATTTTGGGAAGCTTGTAAAGCAGATATACGGAGCTATGGTATATGTTACCTTAAAAATAGACGATCTGGTTTCAGTTTTATGTCAAGCGCTGAGAGTGTTAACCTTGCTACTATATCAAGTGACGCGAGATATGGTATACTTTCAAAGTCTGGTTGGGACGCTAAGAAAATGTTTACTGATAAGGTGGTACCAATATCGATCAACTATCCATTCTTTTTTAAACCGATTCAGGATGGTATGGACAGACCTAAGAGTGAGTTAGCATATAGAGTACCAGCAGTAAAGTTCACTAGAAAGAAATTACAAATCAATGAAAAACTTGAAGATATTGTAGGTTTAGATACAACAATAGATTGGAAAAACACAGGTGATAACTCATACGATGGAGAAAAACTTAATTTACTTGTACATGATGAAAGTGGTAAGTGGGAAAGGCCTGATAATATACTACACAATTGGAGAGTAACAAAAACGTGTTTACGATTAGGTAGTAGAATTATTGGTAAATGTATGATGGGATCTACGTCAAACGCATTAGATAAGGGTGGTAATAATTTTAAAAAATTATTTAAAGATTCTAATGTAGAAAAAAGAAATAAAAACGGACAAACTAAATCTGGTTTATACAGTTTATTTGTACCAATGGAGTGGAATTATGAAGGATTTATGGATAAGCATGGTATGCCAGTTTTCGATACACCTAAAGATGCTATTTATTCACCGCATAATGATCTAATAGATACAGGTGTAATAGAACATTGGGAAAACGAAGTTGAGGGTCTTAAAAATGATCAAGATAATTTAAACGAATTTTATAGACAATTTCCCAGAACTATTGAACACGCTTTTAGAGATGAAACAAAACATAGTATTTTTAATCTTGCAAAAATATATGAACAAATAGATTATAATGAAGAATTATATAGTTCATCACAAATTACAAAAGGAAATTTTCAGTGGGTAAATGGTGTAAAAGACACACAAGTAATATTTTATCCAGATTTACAAGGAAGATTTAACATTAGTTGGGTTCCACAATCACATTTGCAAAATAATGTTGTAATAAAAAATGGATTAAAATATCCAGGTAATGAACACATGGGTACTTTTGGGTGTGATAGTTATGATATATCAGGTACTGTGGATGGACAAGGGTCAAAAGGTGCTCTTCATGGATTAACTAAATTCTCTATGGAAGATGCTCCATTAAACCAATTTTTTTTAGAATATGTAGCGAGACCTGCAACAGCTGAAATGTTTTTTGAAGATGTTTTAATGGCATTATATTTTTATGGTATGCCTGTACTTGCTGAAAATAATAAACCTAGATTACTATACTATTTAAGAAGAAGAGGTTATAGAGGTTATTCAATGAATAGACCTGATAAAGTTTGGAATAAACTGTCTGTAACAGAAAAAGAAATAGGTGGAATTCCAAATACAAGTGAAGATATTAAACAAGCGCATGCGTCTGCGATTGAAATGTATATTCAAGATAATGTTGGTTTAAAGCAAGATGAAACATATGGTAATATGTATTTTAATAAAACATTAAATGATTGGTCAAGGTTTGATATAAACAAACGAACTAAATTTGATGCAACAATAAGTTCTGGACTAGCAATTATGGCATGTAATAGACATTTGTATAGACCAAACGCAAAAATAGAAAAAGAAAAAGTAAATATTAATTTTGCTAGATATAAAAATACTGGCACAAGATCACAAATAATAGAATAAAAAATGGTAAAAAAACAACCAAAAAGTATATTTCCAAGTCAAGCTGTTAGTGATGCAGAGAAATCAAGTTTAGAATACGGATTAAGTGTTGGTAGAGCAATAGAAGGTGAGTGGTTTGAAAAAGATAGAGGTAATTCAAGATATTTTGCAACGAAACAAAATTATCATCAGTTAAGACTTTATGCGAGAGGAGAACAATCAATACAAAAATATAAAGATGAATTATCTATTAATGGTGATTTATCGTATCTTAATTTAGATTGGAAACCTGTACCTATTATACCTAAATTTGTGGATATTGTGGTAAATGGAATTGCAGAAAGAACATATGAATTAAAATCATACTCACAAGACCCATCATCTATTCAACAAAGAACAGATTATATTAATAATATAAAAGATGATATGGGTAGTAAGTATTTGAAAAATGAAATACTACAACAAACTGGTGTTAATTTCTTTAAAACAGATAATAATACGTTACCAGAAAATAATGATGAATTAGCATTACACATGCAATTAGATTATAAACAATCTATTGAAATAGCGCAAGAAGAAGCATTAAACAATTTAATGGATTTAAATAAATATGATTTAATTAAAAAAAGATTAGATTATGACATTACTGTTCTTGGTATATCTTGTGTAAAAAATAGTTTTAATACAGCCGAGGGAATTAAAATTGAATATGTTGATCCGGCTGATATAGTACACTCACAAACTAATTCACCATACTTTGACGATCTTTATTATGTTGGTGAAATTAGAAAAATAAGTATATCAGAATTAAAAAAACAATTTCCAAATTTATCTGATGAAGAGGTTAAAGAAGCTGAGGGTATTGGTAGTAATTTACGTATGGCTAATAGATATAATTCTGAAGAGGACGATGGGTTTATTAATGTATTATATTTTGAATACAAAACATATAAAAATCAAACTTATAAAATAAAACAAACAGCATCTGGTGGAAAAAAATCTATAAAAAAAGATGGTGATTTTAATCCATCTATAGATGATAATACTAAATTTAATAAAGCATCTAGAGCTATTGAGATATTATATTCTGGAGCTAAAATAATTGGGGTAGAAAATAATTTATTAAAATGGGAACTTGCTGAAAATATGACAAGACCAAAATCTGATATTACTAAAGTTCAAATGAGCTATAATATTATTGCTCCAAGAATGTATAAAGGTAAAGCGGAATCATTAGTTGGTAGAATGACAAGTTTTGCTGATATGATACAACTAACACATTTAAAATTACAACAGGTTTTAGCGAGAATGGTTCCTGATGGAGTTTATTTAGACGCTGATGGACTTGCTGAAGTTGATCTTGGTAATGGAACAAATTATAATCCACAAGAAGCATTAAATATGTTTTTCCAAACTGGTAGTGTGATAGGTAGATCAATGACACAAGACGGTGAATTTAATCAAGGAAAAGTTCCAATACAAGAACTTAATTCCGGATCTGGTAATCAAAAAATATCAAGTTTAATTAATTCATATAATTATTATTTACAAATGATGAGGGATGTGACTGGATTAAATGAAGCTAGAGATGGTAGTCTTCCAGATAAAAATGCTTTAGTTGGAGTACAAAAACTAGCTGCAGCAAATTCAAATACAGCAACAAGACACATATTACAAGGTGGTTTGTATTTAACATTAAAAACAGCCGAAGCTTGTTCACTTAGAATATCAGATGTGTTAGAATATTCAAAAACAAGACGTTTATTTATTAATTCACTTGGTAGATTTAATATAGCAACGTTAGATAAAATAAAAGAATTACATTTACATGACTTTGGTATTTTCTTAGAATTAACACCTGATGAAGAAGAAAAACAAATGCTTGAAAATAATATTCAAATGGCATTACAAAAAGAATTAATTTTATTAGAGGATGCTATTGATATTAGAGAAATCAAAAATTTAAAACTTGCTAATCAATTATTAAAATTACGTAGACGTAAAAAAATAGAACAAGATAGGTTAATTCAAAAAGAAAATATTGCGTTACAATCCCAATCTAACGCAGAATCTGCTAAAGCTGCAGCAGACGCTGAAATACAAAAGCAACAAGGAATAGCAGGTAGTAAAGTACAAGTGAATCAAGCACAGTTAAGTTTTGATATTAAAAAAATGGAAACAGAAGCTGCTATTAAAAAAGAATTAATGGGGTATGAATTTGAATTAAATAAGCAATTAAAAGAAATGGATTTACAACTAGTAAATGAAAAAGATAAATTTAAAGAAGATCGTAAAGATGAAAGAACTAAAATTCAAGCATCACAACAATCTGAATTAATAGATCAAAGAAAAAAAGAAACTCCACCTAAAAATTTTGAATCCGCTGGATTTGATAATTTAGGAGGTTTTGGCTTAGAGCAATTTGAGCCACGTTAACATTTAAATAATTATATAATATTGTATTATGGCAAAAACAAACAAAGAAGAAGTAGTTGAACAAACTACTGACGAAAAAGTAGAATCACCAATGGGTGAGAAAACAAAGGTTAAAATACCTAAGAAAATGAAAAAACTTAGTAGAGAAGTTGAACCGACTAAGGTTGATCTTCGAAAACAAAGTGAAGAAACCACAGAAGATAATGTGGTTAAACCTGAAATAAAAGAAGAGGTTAAAAAAGAAGAAAAAACTGAACAACCAGTTTTGGAAGAAATTACAGATGATGTAAGTACTGTTTCAACCATTGAAGAAAAAGTGGAAGAAATTAAAGAAGAAATTAAAGAAACAACTCCAGGAATGGAACTACCAGAAAACATACAAAAAGTCGTTGACTTTATGGGTGAGACCGGTGGAACGCTTGAAGACTACGTTAGACTTAATGCGGATTATTCAAAAACAGATGATAGAAGTCTTTTAGATGATTATTATCGACAAACCAAACCACATCTCTCTAAAGATGAAATAAACTTCTTAATTGAAGATAATTTTTTATTTGATGAGGATGTAGATGAGGAAAGGGATGTCAAACGAAAAAAAGTTGCTTTTAAAGAAGCAGTTGCAGAAGCTAGAAACAATTTGGAGCAAATGAAAGGTAAATACTATGAAAACATTAAAATGGGTTCAAAGTTACCTCCTGAGCAACAAAAGGCAATAGATTTCTTTAACCGTTATAATAAAGAGCAAGATCAAGTTAAAAAACTAACGTTAACGCAACAGGAACATTACGATAAAAAAACAAACGAAGTTTTTAATAATGAATTCAAAGGTTTTGATTTTCAAGTTGAAGACAAAAAATATCGTTATAATATCAAGGATGTTGCTGCTAATAAAGAAGCCCAAGGTAATGTACTGAATGTTTTCAGTCAATATATAGGTAAAGATAATTTACTTCAAGACGCTTCGGGTTATCACAAATCTTTATTTGCTGCAAGAAATCCTGACGCAATTGCTAATCATTTTTACCAACAAGGTAAAGCCGATGGTATCAAAGAGGTTACTATGGATTCTAAAAATATAAATATGGATCCTAGAAAATCAGGTATTGACACGGTGGAGACTGGTGGTGTAAAATATAAAGTAATTAGTGGAGATAGTAGTTCAAAACTTAGATTTAAAATTAAAAATTAAAAATTTAAATAAATAAATTATGGCAATTAATGCAAGTCCGGCAACAAACTTAAGAAGTACGCCGGCACCTACTAAAATAGCACTAGCTAGTAACTATGTAGATTTTACTAGTGATGCTACTTTAGGGTGGGGACAACAATATGTTCCCGATATTATGGAAAAGGAAGCAGAAGTGTTCGGTAATCGAACTATTTCGGGTTTCTTAGAAAGAGTTGGGGCTGAAGAGCCTATGACTGCTGATCGTGTAGTATGGTCAGAACAAGGTAGATTACATTTAGCATACGCAGTCACTCACATGGCGAGCAGTGATGCTGATGGCTTATTTACTGTTACAGCTGATTCTGATGGCAACGCTATCGATGGAACACCTGAACACGCAATAAGAGTTGGTGATCTAGTTTTAATTAGTGACGCGAATAGTACAGCTAGAGGTATTGTAACAAAATCTCCTGGCGATCCTACAGCCGCAAATCAATGTGCTGCTACTAAATTTCATGCAGTATGTATAGACGATGACACCTTTGTAAACGCTGGAATAGCGGATGCAGCTGGTGCAACATGTTTAGTTTATGGTTCTGAGTATGTAAAAGGGGACACTGGTAGAGGGGAATCTGTAGATCCTGGGTTCAAATCATTTGCAAACAAACCAATTATAATTAAAGATAAGTTTGACGTTTCTGGTTCAGACGCTTCTGCGATTGGTTGGATTGAAGTTTCAGGTGAAGACGGACAAAATGGTTATCTATGGTATTTAAAAGGAGAAGGTGATACAAGACAAAGGTTCACTGACTACTTAGAAATGGCAATGATAGAATCAGCTGAAAAAGCTAGTGATTCAACCGCTGCTGTTGATGGTACAGAAGGTCTTTGGGCCGCTATGGACGACAGAGGTAATTATTCAACTGGTATTCTTGGATCAAGTGCATCTACTGATTTAGCAGAATTTGATGCTATTTTAGCAGAATTTGATAAAAACGGTGCTATCGAAGAAAACATGATCTATGTTAATAGAACTACTGCTTTAGCAGTGGATGACATGCTTGCAGGTTTAAATCCACATGTAACTAACGGTGTTAGTTTTGGTGTATTTGATAATGCAGAAAACATGGCACTTAATTTAGGTTTCAATGGTTTCAGAAGAGGTTCTTATGACTTCTACAAAACTGATTGGAAATATCTTAATGATTATGGTACTAGAGGAGCACTAAATGATGTTGGTGCGAAGCGAAAAAGAGGTATTATTGTTCCAGCTGGAGTTTCATCTGTTTATGATGAAGTACTAGGTAAAGCAGTAAAAAAACCTTTCCTACACGTTAGGTATAGAGCTTCAGCTGCTGATGACAGAAGGTTTAAAACATGGACAACTGGTTCAGTTGGTTCAAACATTACTTCTGATCTTGATGCATTGGAGGTACATTACCTATCAGAAAGATGTTTAATTGTTCAAGGAGCTAATAATTTTATGGCTTTAACAGCATAACATTTTTTACATAAAGAGTTAGGTGCTTCGGCACCTATCCCTTTATTTTTTTAACTTATTTAATTATATTATATTATGAACAAAACGAAAACAAAAAAAGCGAAAGCACCCAAAGTTAACACAACATGGGAAATTAAAGATCGTACGTATTTATTACGTAGAGGATTTTCTCCACTATCTTATAAAATTAGAACATCAGGTATATTTTATTTTGATGAAGATTTAGGATATGAAAGAGAGATAAAATATGTTGAAAATCAAAAAACATCATTTGTCGATGAGATGGAAGGTGATCAAAGATTAGCACATGTTATATTTAGAAACGGAGTTTTAAACGTTCCTAAAGAAAAACAAACACTTCAAAAATTTCTTTCTTTTCATCATCCGGAGAGAAATAAATTATATGAAGAACTTAATTTAGTAGAACAAGCTAAAGATGATTTACTCGATTTAGAAATGGAAATAGAGGCATTAAATGCAGCTAAAAATTTAGATGTAGATCATAGTGAGGCTATTCTTAGAGTAGAAATTGGTAGTAGTGTTAATAAAATGACGTCAAAAGAAATACGAAGAGATATTTTATTGATGGCAAAAAACAACCCAAAACTATTTTTAGATTTAGCAAAAGATGATAACGTGGAACTTAGGAATTTTGGTATCAAAGCTGTTGAAGCTAGGATATTGACACTTTCTCCAGACCAGCGTAATTTTACTTGGTCAAGTAATAAAAGAAAAGTAATGACTGTTCCATTTGATGAACATCCTTACTCTGCGCTAGCAGCATTTTTCAAAACCGATGAAGGTATTGAAATATATAAAAACATAGAAAAAAGATTAAAATAATTAATCACTTTATAGGATGGTCATCCTATGGGTGACCATTACTATAAATAAAAAGAAATTATGGCAATAAATGTAGATAAAGTATATAAATCAGTATTATCAATTCTGAATAAAGAACAAAGAGGGTATATAACGCCAGATGAATTTAACAAAATAGCAACGCAATCACAATTAGGTTTATTAGATAGAAATATATTCGAATATAATAAAATGGTTAACATGCAAAATGAGGGCCTTACAAATGAAGAATATGCTAATTTGCCAGAAAAAGTTGCAGAAAAAATAGATATATTTTATAAATCACATGATTTTAATCAAGGAATTCTTCCTCCCGACTATAATACAACAACGGGTGTAGCAACTTTACCAACAGATATATACAAAACCATCGATATATCTATATCAAATACACACATTGAAAAAGTTGATCAAGGTAAATTATCATTTTTAAATTCCTCACCGTTAACAAAACCTACCTCTGATTTTCCAATATACTATCAAACTTCCACGACCGCGGTCATTAGTCCAGCATCGTCGTCACTCCCAACAATAAAATATATAAAAGTACCTACAAATCCAAGATGGGGTTACACTGTTAACGCCACGTATGGTACAAATATATATGATGATAGGATATTTGTAGACACTGGTTTAGTAATAAATAACACATTAACATTACCAGGTACTCCCCCAACCGCAAGTGGAACTGGTACAACAGCTGCTTTAGCAACAACAGTTGCTCCAGCGGGCGGTAGTGGCGCAACTATAAAAGTTACGTCTGCGTCAGCAGATATTGACACCGCTACAGTAGTAGCAGCTGGTTCTGGTTATTCCATTGGTGATGTAATAGAAGTGCAGAAGGAATTAATGAATACCGATGGTGCAATTGGCACAACAAATGCAAATTTAGCCATAACATTATCTGCTGATAATTTATATAACAGTAGTACGTATGGATCCACTAATTTTGATCTACATCAAGCAGATGAAATAGATTTAATAATTAGTATATTAGGTTTGTGTGGCGTTGTGGTTAAAGATCCAACAATAACACAACAAATGGGGCAAGTGGTACAAGCACAGCAAATAGCTAAACAACAACAATAAAATAACAATAATATGGCATTAGGTACATTAACAGCACAAGGGTATTATAAAGGAAATCAAATATTTCAAGGAAATGGAACAACAAAATTATTTACATTAACAGAAAGTTTCTTTGATCCAATACCTACATTAGAAGGTGAATTTAATGTTTATATTGATAATACGTTGATAGCATCAACAAATTATACATATGCATCACCTGTTTTAACTTTTACCGCTGTTGATATTAATTCTAACGTTCAAGCAATAGATGGTGCACCATTATTAAACGCGACAATTAGTGTTGAACTTAATCACTATGATCAATCATATGGTAATTATCAAAACATAAAATTAAAAGATATTGTAAATAACTTCATGATGGGTTATGTTGGTAGTGGAAAATTAATAAAAAATACTAAGAGATCTGATGTATTATTTCACGCACAACGAGGTGTACAAGAACTTAGTTATGATACATTAAGATCAGAATCGTCACAAGAAATAGAAGTATCATCAGCATTAAGTATGCCACTACCACATGATTATGTAAATTATGTGAAAGTTTCTTGGATAAGTAATTCTGGCGATGAGTATATTTTACATCCAATAAGAAAATCAAGCAACCCAAGCGCTTTATTACAAGATAGTGATTATAATTATATTTTTGATGCAGACGGTAAATTAGCAACAGCGGAAAATTCTGAAACATGGAAAAGATTTAAAGATAACACAACAACAGATGCGAGTAAAAGTGAATATTGGTATACCACAGATCCAACACGTGTAGGTACTAGGTATGGGTTGTTTCCTGAGTTTGCTCAAGAAAATGGTTGTTTTTTAATAGATCAAACAAGGGGTTTAATACATTTTACATCAAATGTAAGTGGTAAAATTGTGACATTAAAATACATTAGTGATGGTATATATGGTGATACGTTGGTACATAAATTTGCAGAAGAAGCTATTTATAGACATATTGCACATGCTATTATATCTAATAAAATTAATATGCCAGAATATGTTATTCGTAGATATAAAAAAGAACGAAACGCTGCTAT